TATCAGCGGATAGTGTCTTACCGCAAAACTGCACAGGTCAAAAATGTAAGGATTGTTTGCTTTGCTATACGCCAAACAATGGCGTAACAACAATTGTGGAGGCTGTAAAATGAACAAGAGAACAAAAGCAATATTGGATAGTGCAAGGGCAGAGCGTGCCCTTGCCGATACCGATGCAGAATTACGCGCAACGATTCCGGACTATGACGCGAAAATGGCGTATCACGCGCATCTAATGGAAACCATGAAACCGGAAACAACCGAAGAGTTCAAACTAGTAGGCGCGGCAATGGTCGCAAAATTTGGGGAATAGTTATGACAAAAGAAAAAATTATCGAAGAGATTAAGGAAATAGTCGTAACCGAATACGGAAAAGATCCAGAAGATCGTAGCTGGTATGGGGCGCTTGGCGCCCTAATCGACAAGATCGAGGACAGCATAAAGGAGGAGCAGGCCTAGGCCTGCTTTTCTTTTGCCTCGAGCCCAGGTTGCTGTGACCCTGGTACTGGTGACCCAGTCCCTAGCTGCCCTTGGGCCAGGCCCCCGAACCCCGAACCCGAATCCCCGACTCCCGAACCCCGAAGCTGCTCCAGTACCGATTCAAGGTGCGTGATGCCCGACTCCCGAACCTGGTTCCACATAGCCTGGTGCCCCGAACCCCGAAACAAGCTCCCCGATCTTAGCCCATTGCGCCCGATTTCAAGGCTCTGGGCGCCTTCAAACAAAATTAGGTCGCCCGAAGGGAGGTGCTTAACCAAGATGAATGACAAGCCCCCATTTCGCGAATACGCGGTATTCCACGCTATTTGTTGCGGGGAAAGTCTGACGGAATTGTTTTTAGTTGTTTTTAATTCTATCCAGAACACAAGTCCAAACCAAGCGAAATGCACATCAGGCACACCCCCACCATGGCGGTTCTCAATTCGTGTCGGATAACAGTTCTTCGGCAGATTCCTGCGGACGGTGTTCCAAAAGTTCGCCTCCGGTGTCGGCATCAGTTATCTCCTTATATTCGCCTTCGATGAAGGCTTGTGGATACTGCTGACGAAGTTGAGACAGGCGCGCCGTAATCTCCTCACGCGATAGATCATCAAGTTGATGAATCTGTTCACGCCTATCAACAGTCAAGCCACCAAGAGCGGAGCGAATCTTTTCAGCGTTGATTGCTGCTGAGAACTGGCCAGCCTCTTCCGCCCCAGACGATAGTTCGTGCAGGCGTTTGAGCTGTCCTGTTACGGTCACACCATATCGGCGTTCACGTTCTTCTCTTAACTCTTGTATGTAATCGACAAGATGAGGAAACTTCTTGCCAGCCAGAAGATGACCAGCAATGGATGCGGCACTATTGGAAGCATAACCTGCTTTTCTAGCGCACTCCGCATTGGAGTAAATACCTTCAACATAGTAACGAGCGAACTCACGATGACGATTCGTCAACTTTCGTCCAGTCTCAGCCTCTATATCATCTGCAAGAATATCGTTTTTCTTGTTACACATGTCACACTTGTACACCAAAAAAACAATGATTTGAAGCCTTTTCAAAAAACACCAAAAAACCGTGTTTTGTCCATACAGTCTTATAGAGTCTCCAAAGTGTAACAAGTGTGCCAAAAACCCTTAGAAGTGTGCCAAGCTCAAACCCTTGCTGGCCGTGGATCTGAGCCTACCTTGTCACACTTGTCACACTTGTCACACTACATTTGAACTTTTTTCAAAAGTTTTTTTTCAGCAAAAAAGGTGTAACAAACGAGACAAATGTGCCAAACATCATTTAGGTGTTGCATGTTGTCCTGTTTCATGTATGTTTAACTTATTAACATATGTCATGGAGGACGATATGCAGGAAGTACAAGAAAGGATCGTGATTCAAGGTTCACGCATCGAGTACGCTATTTATTGCGATTGGTGTTGTGGTCATGGGTACGAGTCCGGGAATCGCGGCGATGTTGTTGATTGTCACAAGTGCCATGGTTCGGGATTCAAGTTTCAGCAAGTAGTGGAGGCAGACAATGGGAACTAGAGCGATTTACATTTTTGAGGACGAGCATGAAGAGGTTCATGTTTACAAGCATTATGACAACTATCCGCAGGGTGCGGTGGATTTCATTGAGAACGCCAAGGAGTTCGCATGGGGTTTGCCACGGTTTGAGGCGGACGAGTTTGCGGCGGCGTTTGTTGCGGCGAACAAGAATCGCAAGGGCGGTGAGGTTCGTTTGGTAAATGCGAGGTTCAAGGATCGTGAGGAGATGTTGGAGGCTAATCATTGGTGCGACTATCATTATGTAATCTCAAAGCATAACAGCCAAGATTTGTGGATTGAGATTTATGATCGCCAGCATGTGGACAAGTACACATATGATTGGGTTTTGATGGATGAGTTAACGCATACGGAAATGAAGGAGAAATACGGTGAACGTGCTATCGCTATTTGACGGAATGTCATGTGGAAGGCTTGCCCTTGAGAGGGCAGGTTTTCCTATTACCAACTACTTTGCCAGCGAGATTGACAAGTATGCAATCACGGTTGCCAAAGCCAACTTTCCTGACACCATCCACATTGGTGATGTAACAGGTGTTAAGCCGGAGGATTTGCCGGACATTGATCTGCTGATCGGCGGCTCGCCATGTCAGGGATTTTCGTTTGCTGGCAAGCAACTCAATTTTGACGATCCGCGTTCCAAGCTCTTCTTTGAGTTTGTGCGGCTGTTGAAAGCGTTGAAGCCAAAGTATTTCCTGTTGGAGAACGTCAATATGAAGAAAGAATATCAGGACGTTATATCTGACCTTCTGGGATGCAAGCCTGTGGATATCAACTCAAACCGTGTAAGCGCACAGAATCGGCGGCGTTTGTATTGGACGAACATTCCAGTCAAGTCCTTGCCGGAGAACAAGCATGTCTATTTGAAGGACATCTTGGAGGATGGGTTCACGGATCGGGACAAGTCGCATTGCATTGACGCGAACTATTTCAAGGGTGGCAATCTGAAGTCATACTTTGAGAAGAACAGGCGTCAGCTTATCTTTGATTTTGACGATCCAACGGCTACCGGATTGCAGTTGGCTGGTGAGGCAGACCTCAAGGGTCACGGTTATAATCGGCGCGTGTATCATCCGGATGGCAAAGCACCAAGTTTATGTGCGGCATCTGGCGGCAATCTGGAACCTAAGATTCTTCAAGTGCCGAGGGGCAAGAACCAAGGCGGCATCAAAGCGCATGACGGTAAGGTTCCTGCCATGAGCGGGTCATCATGGGAACAGAATAATTTTGTGGTGTTTGCCGGATCGTTTCGTGGGCGTTATCGGGAGAATGGGATTCGTCAGGATCACAAGATGCCTGTCGCGGGATTGGCGGAACAGGAGTTGGAGATTCGCGAGGATGGCAAGACCAACTCTTTGACCACGGTTCAAAAGGATAACGTGGCGGTTCATGTGGAGGAACTGAAGTGGCGCAAGCTCACGCCTATAGAATGTGAGCGTTTGCAGACAGTGCCGGACAACTACACCAACCATGTATCTAACACCCAGCGTTATCGGATGTTGGGCAATGGCTGGACGATTGACGTTATATGTCATTTGTTGGAGGGCATGAAGGATGCTGTCAGTAACGACTTGTAGTAAGTGCAATAACAAAGCGACTGCAAAGGATGGGGATACTTTCCTTTGCACGGAACATTGGTTTGAAATCTACGGAGGTAGTAATGGGAAAAGTAAAAAGCTGGATTATGGACATGGAGGAGGATGCCATCGACATGACGCGAGAGGCGTGGTGCGAGAAGCATGGCGAAAGCCTGATTGAGGTTTATAACGAGGCGCGGCGTAAATACGCGGATTTGGTGGAGGACAAGAACGATGAGTGACATGGACTGGACATTGAGTTTCCTGTCGGAGGTGGCAGGGCAGATTACAACGTCATCAGGCGAGGGCAGCACGACACGTTTGTTTGCGTGGGCATCTCCAGAAAAGGCAGATTATTGGTTGTTTTACATCGTGGATGACAACGGCAAACAGGGTGTGAGGATCGTGTCATTCATTGCTCCGCATCCGCAGTTGTATTCTGTGATTGGTTACTGCGAGTACCATAACATCCAATGTGAGGTGGACGAGAGTCTGCCGGAGGGTTTTGGTGATGACTAGGGGACATGGGAGTCCGGCGGATCGAGGATCGGCGGATAGATATTATGGGCGGCAGGCCAGACCTCATTATAATCAGGTGCAGGAAAACGGTTCGATGAAGCGGATTGAACGCGAGGATATGACGGATGAGCAAATCCAGGATTATCTTCACGCCTACGAAAAAGAGGAAGACAGAAAGGATTGGGGCTAATGAAGTGTGAGAAGTGCCAAGCCGAAACGCAGGTTTATGATAGCCGACCGAAAGACAACACGATCAAACGGCGGCGCCGATGC